TATTTTCTTATTTTCTTCCAACTTTGCACCAACTAAACTCAAATCACCGGTCAATGCTCTAACATTTGGGAAAATGATACCTGCCATTTCTTCCCCAAATATATTAGTTAATTTGTCAATTTTTTCTAATGTTTCAATAAGCCCTTCATCACGAAGAGTCCTTCGTAAACCTTCAATAGATACACTTGAATCTCCAGTAGATTTTGACATCATTTCTAATGCCTTTCTTGCTTCCACTGATGGGTGCAATAAAGATACCATTATTTGACGTAAGGCTGTCGCTGATTTTGAGGCATCAAATCCTGTCCGTGTCATAGCGGCAAGTGAAGCGGCTACCTGATCAATAGGAACACCCAAAGCGGAAGCAACAGGAAGGATATTACCTAATACACCTACCATAGTAGATGCTTCAGCCGTACCTTCTCTTACTGCAATAGTGAGTATATCCATTACTCGGGATGATGCAAAAGCTTCTTTCCCATAAGCATTCATTGAATATGTTAAGAAACGAGCAATAACATCCGTATCCCCTAATCCGGAAGCAGCACCTCTCGCTGACATCTCTACAATATCCATCGCTTCCTTAGTCTTAATCCCGGCTGAAGCAGTATAATACAAAGCATCAGCTATTTCTTTGGAAGCTCTATTTGTTGAATTACCAATCCGAATAATATCAGATTGCCAAGCATTCATTTGTGATTGTGAGATGCCAGCTAAGGCTACTGTCTTTTGTGTTGCAAATTCTAAATCAGACGCCAATTTTACTGCGGCAGTTCCTGCAGCAACTAATGGTAAGGACAAATACATGGTTGACATTGAACCAAACCTTTGAAATCGTATAGAGGTCCGGTCTAATGCAGCTGCAACACGATCCATTGATGCTGTAGAAGTAGCCGCAAATTGGGCAACTGCTACCTGCGCTTGATTTAATCCTGCGGTATTGCATCCTAAAAGTATCCATAATTGTCCTATATCCATTATTCAGGTATTTTTAAAATTGGTTTTCTTGTTTTCCAAAGTTCTTCTTGCTTTACCCTTTGATTATGACTATTAGCAAACTCCTTTAAGGCATATGCTATTTCATCAATTGATTGTTTATCATCCGCTCTCCTTGACTCTTGTAATTCTTTTCTATCATGAACATATTCAAAATCTTCAGGGTATGTTAATTTAAAAGGTTCCCCATCTTTATTTGGATATAACTGATGTACTACATTGGTAAAGAATGAGCACAGGTAAGACATTCTGTAATCCGGCCAATATTGACCAATAGGTTCTAATTTATCGTATGCTTCCCATTCACTTAATTGAGGACCGGTTAATTGTTCAAGTAATTTATCCGGATGAACAACCCCTAATTCTCTACAGAGTCTGAATTGGAAGAGGCGACCTGGTCGCCGTCGGAGTTTTTTATTAATAACTCCTTAGCCTCCGGCGTTATTTTGTTTAACTTTTGTGCTTCATCAACAATCTTTTCCAAACGGCCAGCACTCATTGAATGGCTTAGTGCTTTATAATCCGTTGGTTTTAACAACAAGTTTCCTTTTTCATCACAAAGTGTAACCACTGCCAACTTTGCACGGAAATCTTCATTGTCACTTTCAAAACCAATAACCAACCCTTTATCATCCTTTGTTTCCTTCAGGATAGATTTTTCAAAGGTGTCTTTTTCATGTCCGGTCATTTGACGAACAAATACGTGTGCTCCTTTGTCAAGTTCAACTTTAACAATTTCCAACTCTTCTTTTTGTAGTAACAAACTACGATCCAATAATTTTGACATAATAATAAATTTTTAATTTTTGATTATAATTAAAACAATAAAAAATAATCCATGATTAGGATTGAACAATTTAAGCGGATGGTGCAGGTGAAGACGAATCATACACATTAACACCGTCAGTCAATGTAACATACCCACTAATGATAATAGTAACGTCAGCCGTGATAGCATCCTTTACAGTAATACTTAATGGAAGTTCCGTTACCAAACCAATAAATTCAAATGAAGTTTTAACACTGTCCGGTAATTGAATCATATAGTTTTTAGCTACGTCTGATTCAAAATCCGCTTTCATAAGAGAGTAATTAGCCCTAACAAAGTTCATTCCCAATGTGATTGAACCGGCTTCCCTCATTCCTGCAATAAACTCCTTATACCCATTAAGAGAACTCAAAGACGTAACGTCAATAGTTTCTCGTTTCATTCCAGGACCTTTGATACTTGTTATCTCTGAAATTTCAACCCATTCAGCCTTTACAGTGTCCCATCTGTAAAAACCAACGCCTACTCCAGCAATTGCTTTACTTGAACCCATTTCTTACCTCCTTTGTAAATTAAAGTTTACGATATACCTTGCCCGGCTATTTTCATCATGGTCCAACAATCCCGGACCGGAAGCACAATAAATAAGCATATAAAAACAACCTCCCCAAGTCTCATTACTTCGACCATCAAGTAATTGTCTAATGCTATCTATCATTGTCCATGCTACTTCACTATCCTGAGCACGTACTCGGATTTGAATAGATGGTTTATCTTGTAATTCAACACCTAAAGTGAGTCCTGTTGCCCTCCCATAAGTATCAAAAATTGTAACACAATTATCAGGTTTAGATGGTTCAAAGTTTTGAAACATATTTATACCTGTAATAAATCCTAAAGCACTTTCAGCTTCAAGCATATCTGCTATATCTTTACTTGGTGCGTTCATGGTATTTTTGTTTCACTTGCTACTATTTGTAATAAATCACCGTGATTCCTATTTATGGAAGCTTCTAACCATTTAGGTCCAGATCCCGGTCTTGTCCAGTTTTTAGCATCAACCATCTCATGTACCCATAAAGCATAATTAGCGGAATAACCAAACCTAATACCAAATTTCCGATCAGCAATAGGAGTATCATGCGCAGGATGTACTTCCCATGAAAGCCTCATTTTATCAGTTAATATAGGAGTAAGAGGTTCATTTGTTTCCACATCCCGTTGAATAAATTTTGCACATTCTCGTAAACCTTTTCTACTGTACCCTTCTATTGCAAGTATCTCTAAATTGAGATTTTTAATAACGTTATCAAACCCTATTATTCTTGCTTGACTTATTCCTTGTGGCATATCTTATGCTTTTACGTTTCCAAATCCTAAATAAACTTTCCTTACAAATTTTGTAGTGGATCTAAATAATGGTACTTTATCAAGTCCTTTTATTTGCCAAGCACCATCAATATTCATCGGATGGCTTACATTAACTGAACTATCAAAATCCGCTAATGAACCTAAGTAAAGCCAACCTTCCATTTCCAAATCTTCAGAAATTAAAACTTCCCCTTTAACATGAATAAGTTTCCCATTTTCATGGACCATCAGCCGATCCATATCCTCCCAACGGCATTGGATTTGTCGTGGGTCAGCATATGTATATCCACCTCTTCCATTAGGAGTAGGCGTACCCCAATATACTGCAGTTTGAACGCATACTTTTCTTATAAAAGATTCTATACTCATTATGAGAAACTTTTAATTGCATAGATACTTGCTGTCTTCTTTCCTAAAGTAGCCATTAAGCCCGTAGTATCCAAAATCTTAACCGTTTGCCCGTATGGGGTGGAATCCAACCCCATCTCATACGTTCCTGTATATGTTATTTTGGCAGTACCTGCTTCCTCTTTTAAAGCCATCCGTTCTCTTGTAGAAGCAATCAAATGAGCGGTAAACCACCTTTCAATTTCCTTCAGTAGATCAGTTGTGCCTGTTCCTAATACAGAATTTACTAAGGTATTGGCACTGAGAATATACATATTAATATCACCTTCAGAAACGGTGACCCCGTCCATTATTGCTATTACGTCTGCTGATGTTACTCTTACTGCCATAACTTTTTAGTTATAAAAATGATTATAAATTTCCAACGCTGATATTGATACCATACAGGATTCACTTTAAGGTTCCAAAATAAATGACCTTCTGAATCAGAAGAGATTCCATTTTTACCTTTTGCTTTATCCACTGAAAAGTACCATGGAAGTTTTGCCATAACTTTTCCTCCTCCTTAAATTTTAATACAACGTACGCTCATTCCTACCTGTATATTATTATTATAAAAATACATTTGTCCTGAAGCATTTCCCATCACAGCCTTAATGGAGTAGGAGGCATCCGCCATATCCGTGGTTGCCATATAAGATGTAGTACCTGCCCCTAAAAACAAACCAGTACTTGCCGCTCTATACCCACCAGGAATAACAGTAAACCCACTTACATTTGTTGCTCCTGTATTTGGGGCAGTCCAATGTACTGTTCCTTCTTCTTTTAACTTTCCTGCGGCAACAAGAGTACCCCCTAAATATGCAACTAAAATATCCCAATCTGCTTTTGATGGTATTTTATACCCAGTTGGGGCAAGTTTACCACTCATTACTGCTGGATAATTATATAGTTTCCCACTAACATCACTAATTAATGGATCATTATTAAAATCACAATATGCCCCAGATGTTAATGCCTCCCAAGTTGCATTATCAACAACGTTAGGGATAGCCATACCATCATTATATTTTGATGTCTTCAAATTTTCAAGCAACCAAGTTTGACTTCCTATAACTATTTCATGGTATTCGTTACCCTCCGTATCATGTATAATTGGGAATGGATTATGAACACCACCTGAACTCATAACAACCTGTCCACTTATTTGAATAGTTACATCAGCGGTGATAGCATCTTTTACAGTAATGCTTAATGGTAATTCAGTAACTAACCCTATAAATTCCAATGTTGTTAATATATTATCCGGTAATTGAATTGCATAGTTTTGAGTAAGCTGACTTTCAAAATCATTTTTCATTTTTTCATAATAGGAACGCACAAAATTCATTCCTAATGTAATTGTTCCCGCTTCTCTCATACCTGCAATAAACTCTTTGTACCCCCCTTGAGAACTTAAAGAAGTAACATCTATGGTTTCCCTTTTCATTCCAGGACCTTTCACAGATGTAATTTCAGCAATGGCATTCCAAGTACCAGCTCCTGCTGGATCCCATACGAAAAATTGAGTACCTACTCCACTTACTGCTTCTGTCATAAATAACTCCTTTCTTATTTACCCAACTTTTTGTGGGCTATTTTTTAATAATGGTAAAACTATATTAGGTATGCTATCATTCCATTCTAAACCTAACCACTCCAGCATTTCATGTATTTGAGAGTAATCGCCTTGTGCCATCCTCTCCGGCCAAACTTCTATATAGCTTATCTTTGCAGATACCATTGAAGTAAATAGCTCTTCATGCTGATGTATCCAATCCAACCAACCCTCTGAATCTTTATAGGCTTTCATAAAGCCTGTTTTTAAACAAGACTGAATGATATCACCTGTCCTTCTTCGTACTATTACCCACTTTGCATTGGGGTACAATTCATTCCATA